ATCCGCTGGGCAATATCAATAGCACTTTTGCCTAAATCAACAGCCTTTGATGGAATTAATGGGGCTGTCCTTATTACACCACCTGCGACACCACCTGCAGCACCCGCCTCTTTAAGCCTATTTAAAATCTCAGATGGGCTAAAATCTTTACCAGCAATAGATTCAGAACCTATTACAACAAGTTCTTGTAGAGTTTCAGTTGATCCCTCAGTAACAAAACCTTTTGCTATAGCACCAAGAATACTTGAAGACGTTCCCTTGGGCAAAAGACTTGCAATACCTAAGTTTTCCAATGCAGTCATAATTAAGCCACCAGTGGCAGCAACATTGTCTTTCTGTTCTTGTGTTAGTCCATCTATCGGATTGATACTTTGGATGATTTCTCCTGTACTAAAAGGATATGTCATAGTTCCCATAGTTGCTAAAGATGCTCCCATGTAAGGCAAGGCTTGAGCAGTTTTTTGGGTAACAAAATTTGTCAATGAGCCAAAGTTGTTTATGTCGCTTGTCGTTAAGTTTTGGAAGTTAAGATCTTTTTGTAACTTTTCTGCATTTGCAGATGCCATGCTTGCTGCTGTTTCAAGACGTTTTGTTTCTGCCTTGTTAAGTGCATCTGTGTCTATTGCGTCTAATCCAATAAACTCACGCACTGGGTTCGCAACGTATTCACGACCAGCTCTCTGTATGTCAGACAAAAAGCTATTTTCAAGGTTTCTTGAAAAAGAAGCCATACCTGAAGCACCTGCTGACTGTGCTTGAGCATCTCCAACTTGGAATGCAGTTCCCATAGAAGTATCACCAGCTAAAGGCTGGTCTGATCTAGAAAAAAAATCACCAATAGTTGAAAAAAAATCCATTAAGCTGTTCTTTTTCTAGGTGTCTTCTTAACTTTTTTTAAGTCAGCAGCAGTTATCTTTTTTTTATTACCTGCAACTGCAGCCAACTTCTTTTGCTTTGGAGAGTATTTGCTATAAGGCATATTAGCCTCCCAGAATTTTATTCATCATTGCGTGGACATCATCTCCAGATCCAACTTTCATGATCTTGACCTTAACGTCAGATCCATCGTTGTGCATTTCTTCTTCCATCATTTCTTCTTCTTCGTACTCATCACCAACGCCATATTGCATATGGTGGCATAGCAATAAAAAGTTAACGAGCTGATCGTCAGTCATATCAAGACCGTCAGTGTCGTGAGCAAAGCCCATTTTTTCCATGAAGAGTTCTGCGTTCTCTTCCATGTTTTCTACATTTACTTCAGCCATATTAGCCTCCTATTGTGTTGGACGTAATCGTGGGCGTTCACCCGACATTACTGGTGGGTTATTCATGTTAAACATACGCTCTTGCTCTTCTTGAACCCTACGATTGAACTCTGCATTATCTCGAATGGCTTTCTCAGCTTCAGTCATAGTAGATCCAGAAGATTCCATCATAAGTTCATCTGGAGTGATTTCTCCACTAGCAACTCTAGCTGCGTAGGTATCTGGTGTCATTTGCTCCATGCGATCATCAACCTGATAAGTTCCCATGTCCTGAACAATCATACCAGCATTCTTGGCTGACATCATTTCACGCTCAGTCATTTCCACTGGGTTGCCATCAACCATATATGTCATGGTATCTCCACCACCCATCATGCCTTTAAACGCACCACCGATTTTTTCTAGAATTTCTTTAATACCCATAAACTCAGGCTCAGTTAGACCAGCTCCTTTGGCAACTCTTGCTTTTGTTGTCTCCATGCCTTGGACAATGTCTTTTGTGCCTTCTGGGTCCATCTGCATAAGACCTTCTTGGGCTGACGTAATCATGTCGATCTCTGCCTGAGATACTGCACCCATTCCTTCTGGACGCATTGGTGGAGCCATCTCTTGTGTGGTAATCGCTGCACCAGTATCGCCTAACAGCCTGTTCATTTGTTCAATTGTTTCTTCAGCCATATCAGCCTCCTTTTATTGATAATTAAATAAACCTGCATCAATCTCTGGATCGTACAGGTCAGTGTAGCTCGTGTCTTTCACAGTTCCATCAGGGTTTAATGTCTGCGTACCAAGTAGGACATTTTGCTCACCGATCTTTAGTGATGTTGGATCTCCACCTGTTCTTATTTCACCAACTGCATCAGTAGATAGCAATGCACCATCTGCACCAAAATATTGTTTGGTTCCGTCTTCTAACGTAACAACTCGAACCATTTCATCAATGCTCTTTGTCGGATCATTAAATCTTGTAAGGTAACTGTCTCTAAATCTACCCCAAAGACCTCCAGATTCACCACCATAGAAATCACCATATAAATCTCTTGTGCCACGAACTTGGCGTGTTCTTAATCCGTCATCACCACCGCCATCACCACCAAAGTCATCCATACCGCCACCAATGACAATTTCATCACCACCACCACCAACGTATGGATCTATGATGCCATCAGCTATTGCTTGGTTTACATCTGTTTCAAAAACTTCATTAGTGATTTTTTTGTCATCATTTAGGAACGTATAACCACCACCCTCTGCCACGGTAATCATCTTGCTATCGTCACCAGTTTTTAACAGGTGGTCTTTACCAATCTCGTTAAGTATTGCTGCACCATTAACAGGTAGGTCTGTTGTGAATGCGTCACCAGTTACAGTATTTCCACTTAAATCAACATAAGACCCAGTTTGTGCTAAGTCTAAGCTCATGTTGTAATCAGCAGCGTTTGGATCAGTAGACCCATAAAAATTCGTGTCTGCATTTATAGTCGCTGGATCTTGTCCGTCATACGGAACGAACAAGGTTCCATCAGCGTTTGTAGACATTGTTGCAGGACTATTGGGATCTAAACCACCGACAACTGTGTATCCACTGTCACCATAATAACCAGAAGTACCATCGATATTTGGACCAGCATACAACCCACCACCTGTGGATTGCAAAATAGGAGTGTTACCAAGAACATCTGGCTCATCTGGCGTTTGCTTACCACCAAGACTTAATACACCAGCCTCTTTCATAGAGTCTGCATATTCCTGATATACACTTCCACCAGAAGCATTAATAGCAATATTCGCTGCATCAGCTGCAGCTTGTGTAGCATGAGGAACGCCATTTATATCATAGAAAACATCAGGAACTGTTGTCGTGGTTGTTGTTGCAGTTGTGGTATTTCCACCAGTTGCATCGTAATTCAGATTATATTTGTCCTCGTTAAAAGTCTGCGTATCAGCAGTACCAAGAGTTGCAATTTCCACCACAGTATCAACAGCTGCCTGTCCAACGTCACTTACAAAATTACTAGCAGCAGTCACACCAGAAGATATAGCACTTCCTATTGAATCGGCTATGGAAGAAAAAGACCAACTATTATCATTGTCATTGCTAGAGCTAGAACTCGATGATGAGCTGGTACTAGATGTATTGCCACCAAAAGTATCGCTAAACCATCCATACTGAGGAACACCACCTGGTCCTGCTGTTCCAGCACCACCCATGCTTTTTAGCAGTTCAGCCTCATCTGGGCGAATATAACTTAGCTGGTGAAACTGACCATTGATATTTGTTTCTCTTGGAATAGACTTTAGGGCTCCATATTTCATGCTGTGGCTACTCCTTCTTGATTTGGCATCTGATTAGGCTGTGGCATTGCAGCCATGACATTGCCCAACGCACCAAGTTTTCCCTGCTTCATTTGCATTATTCTCTGCATTAAATATTGATTTGCGTCAAATGGTGCTTGACCCTCTTGTTGGTTTTCTTGTGGCAAACCGCCAAAGGCAGATGGATTAATAGGTCTTATCGAGGCTAAAAGCTCATCCATCTTTCATTGCTTCCATTTGTATTTTGGCTTGATTCTTCTCTCGCTCCAACTGCAACTCAGCCTCTAGCTTTAATACTTTAGCCTGTAAATCTGCTTGAGCTTTCGCTGCATCGATCTCCATGTCCTGTCGTGCTTCAGCCTGTTTGATCTCAATGGAAGACTTCGCCTTGGCTTGGTCTGCCTGTATCTGTGACTGAGTTCTTAGCTTCAGAGCCTCTGCCTCTAACTGGGCAAGTTGCTGTGCATATTGCAGTGGGTTAGCCTGTTGTCCCTGCTGACCTTGAGCTTGTATCGCTGCAATCTCTTTCATCTGTGGAGCTTCTTGAACAACTTGAGCAGCACGTTGACTAATCAGGCGATCAAGCTCTGGATTGATATCCTCAACCTTGTAATCCCTATTGCCAAAGTCTGGAACTGGTGGAAGTGGCACACCGACACTTGCCTCCATTCTTGCCCTATACAGCAACGCAACGTGCTCTGCTATGTGGGCAATCAATATCGGTTGCATGGCTGCAGCACCTGCATTACCTGCCAGTGACGGATCTTTAATAAACTGCATATGGACAGCAATGTGAGCCTCGTGCTCCTGCTCGATAAATGCTCGAATTGGCTTGCCATACATGATTGCCATGTTCTCATCGATTGGGTCCATCCTTGGAGCATCTTCTGGCTTCTTCAGGATCTCATCAATATTCGGTATTCTAATCGCCTCATACATACGTTTGTAGGCTGCGTACATATCATGCATTTCAGGAGCTGACTGAGCCATCTGCAAGATAGCTTGAGCCTGTGCAATGCGTTGGGCAGAACTAAAGATGTTGGGGTCACTGACTGGGAGGATATCAATGCGATCATTGAAGTCAGCAGCCATTATTTCAGAGCTACTGCCTATCAACGAAAACGTAAACTGTTCAGGCAAGTTCTCAGCATTAAGACCAGCTATCAGCTTGAACTCTTGTCCCTGTGCATAATGCAACCGCTTGTGAATCGCTGAGAAGGCTTTTGAACCCTGCTCAATAAGTGCGACTGTGGAGCCAACAGGTGCATTTGGATTTACGTCCCCAACATTCAAATCAGCAGTGCTGGCAAATCTCTGTCCTGCATCTACAATAAATCCAAGCAGATTAAACAATGCACCACTTGGTTCCTTAAACGGAAGTGGCATAATCGCCTTATTAACATCATCAACAGTGGCATCGAGGTCAACGAACTCGCCTGGATTTACCTGAACCTCACCACCTGAAACTCGACCTCGTAACTTGAAGCCACCCTGCATATTGCTGAATGCAGCGGAATCTAAGAGAGCTCGTAACGATCCAGTTGCTGCCTTACCCAGTCCACCAATAAGATGATATAAGCCAAAGCCATAAAAGCCCAAACCAGGCAAGAACTTGTAAGAGACAAACCAATCCCTCCGTTTCTTCATATCGTCTTCTTCACGCCAATTTCTGCGTATACTGACAATACTTTCATTATCGTAATCGACAGTGACAACGTATGGAATGCCGACAGCATTATCATCGTCATCGTCAATTTCATCCTCGAAGTTGTGATAAACGTGCATCTCAAGCAGTGTCATTACCTGATCTTGAGAATCATCACCGTATTGATCAACACCCTCGATCTCACCGATTGTATCTCCAGATGGATCAATATCACCACCCTTATCGTCAGTTGGCAGATAGTAACCTGACTGGACATATCGATTGTAGTCGTTCTTTGGAATGCGGATAACGTGAGTATATCGAGGCGAGGTGTAGAGGTCTTTACTCTCTGGAGCCACGACAAAGTCTTCAGCCTTAACAAACTGCGAGCACTGGCGATCCATCGTGCTATCCCACCAGACCTTCTTAAAAGTCTGACCTACCAGTGGCAGGTGAAAGAGCATCTGATCGAGATCAGGGAAATACTCAGGCATTTCCTGCGTGATCTGGTAGTTCATATATTCACGAACTCTGCGAGCCTGTTCCTCAAGCTCTTCATTTGGGTCACCGACAATCACAGTCTTAACTGGACCACCTGACGGATAGAGTTCTGCAATAGCCCTCGCATTGAACTGGGTTGCAGCTTCTGCGATCATTGGATGTACAACTATCGATAGACCACGAGAGGCACGTTCATCCTCAGATTCTTCCATGCCACCGTCAGGATCTAAAGTCTTGAGCCCCTTCTTGTAGCGATCTTCCCACTCAGATCGAGCCTCACGGTCATTGTTGTAATATGAAATAAGTTCTGATGCTGAGTTGTTGAGCTCTTTGTCAGACATATCTTCCGCAAGGTTTGCGTCAAATGTGCTGTCGATGTCCTCAACATTGTCTAGCTCTGGATCTCCTATGAGAACGTCATCTCCAATCTCTTCAACTTGCAATTCATCAGCAGGAGCTGTCTCTGCAAATGGAGCTATGGATTGTTGAATTGAAACTGGTTCTCTAGCCATACAGAGTTATCCTTCTTTTCTCTTCGTAATCGTCTTCATCAAAATCATTTGAGTGAGTAACAAACCACCCTTTTCTTAATCTCAGCCATGCCTGAGTGCAAGTATCCACCAAGTCATCGTGACCTTTTGGAAACTGAGCACAGGTGTCAATCAAAGTTTTAGCCCACTTTTTGTTTTTTGGAAAGAAAATTCTTCCGTCTTCCAAAAGTGCAGAAGATGCGTGAGCTCGTGCTTGCTTGTCTCGATCAGGATTGTAGGCCAGTACAGGCAATCCAGATTGACGTAAATCTTGGAGCAGTGACTGACCTGACGCACGTTTCTCGATCAGGATTGTGTCAGGTTGCCATTCCTCATATGAGTCTTGAGCCATCTTCCTGAGATCAGGATAGCTCACTCGATCATACCACATTTCGAGAACTATGGCGTTCATCTGACCATTCATCTTGAAGACACCCCAAGTTGTGCGAGCTGAGTAGTCAGCAGTCTCCTTGGTGCTGAATGCAGTGTCATACGACTGTAGGACGTACTCAATATCTGGTAGGTCATCACTTTCCCAAGGAACCCACCACTCAGCCTTGAGGATACCACCACCCTTTGGAGATGGACGCTGTTGGAGCTGACCAGCAGCTGCGTAAGAGCCCAGAGAGCGTTCTAGGTCAGATACTGTCTTTTCATCCATACGTTCAGGCCAGAGAAGCTCACCCTCCTTAGTTCTTGGATCTGTAAAGCCTAGAGATGACCTGACTGGCGTAGGGTGACCTATTTCGTAGCGACTGGGCAACATAAGGTGATCCCAGTCGTTTCCTAGCTCTTGTGAGAGTATATGACCACATAAATCTTGCTCGTGGAGCCTCTGGGCAATGATAATGAATGCACCAGTCTTTGGATCGTTCAAACGTGTCTGCATTGTCTGATCCCACCACTCCATGACGGAAGTTCTCATAGCTGAAGACTGAGCGTCACTTGCTGATGAAGGGTCATCCACTAATACAAATTGACCACCATCACCAGTAGCTGCAGCACCAACTGAGGTCGCAATGCGGTAGCCAGTAGCAGAGTTCTCAAATCGACCTTTGGTATTTTGATCAGATGTCAAGGTAATATCTGGAAAGTGAGCCTGATACCAAGGGCTCTCGATCAGCCTACGGCACTTGGTGCTATCTCTGATCGACAGTGAGGCAGCGTAAGATGCATACATAAACTTCATGGACGGATCTCGTGTCCAAGCCCATGCTGGGAGTAATACAGCAGTCGAGAGGCTTTTCATGTGCCGTGGAGGTATATTGATGATCAGGCGTTTGATATCACCCTCAATCACAGCTTGGAGGTGCTCATTTATTGCGTCTATGTGCCAGTTGTTTAAGAACGGCACACCAGGCTCGATTGTATTCCAACTAGCTGCTGTGAATGCTGCCAATGATCTGCGGTATTGCTCCGCTTTCACCTTCTCCAGCGTCAGCCCTGCTAAATGCTGCTTCAATAGATTTGAGCTGTTCATCAGGT